TTGCGGCGATTTCATTTAAAGACGGCTTGTTATCGGGAGCGGATTCAGCCTTGGTCGTTTTTTGCGTGATTGCGGCTTTCGAGTTGGTGACACCCTTGCCGCAAGCCATGCAAATGCTGGCGAAAACAGTAGGGAGGGGGGAGAAACAGGACAAAGTACAATGGGGTAAAATGCCCTGAAAGCCCCGTAAATACTGAGAAACATGGAAAAATAAAAAACTCTTGAATTCCGGATGAATTGAGGTAAAAACGAGGAGAATTCGGGAGGAAAATAGGATAAATTAGCTCAGGAGTTAGGGTATTTATCCCTATTTAAATGCCGTTTATTCAATCATCGAACGCGCTTTAAAACGCGTACCAAATGATCAGCAGTTACATCAGCAACCAGTTTTTGATCAGATGCAGGAAAACCAACTAGAGGTCTTTTCGGCAGTCCCGGATGATTAACCCGCTTACTAACGATACCTGCAAATGCCAACACTGCTTTATGTTTTGGCACGATAGTGTATGGGGCGGTTCCAAAATGGTGCCAGACAGCTTTTTTGGCTTCAAATGGGCCATCAAATCCCAACACCAACCTATTGCCCGTTACCTGATAATGGAAACTGCGTAATAGATCGCCAGACTTATTCAACGGCCCACCCTTGCGATTCCCCTGAGCCAAGGTCAATGGAGACAATTCTTTCCACCTAGTTCCATCCGGTGCCAGGCCGTTGTCATGACGTTCCCGATTTACCCGCAGTAACGACTCACCCATACTTCCCAGCATCTCCTGCGGCGTAGCGATTTCCCGCCTGACCGCTTCCATGACTCGCTTAAGGTGATCCGCTTTAAATTCAATCTCAAATTGCATAATCGTTTACCGCCTATATAATAAAGGTATGGTGAAGAAGCTGCGGTTCTGCATAACCCTCAAATCTGAGCCATTGACCCGATTTATGCAGGAACCGGGTTTTACTTCTTATAAACCAGCCTACCATTACGCTGCTTATCAAAGTATTCCTCGCGCAATGCCTCGGATGGTTGATTTGTCATGAATGCTGTCGACCCCGTCCACCCTGTTCTACCCCACTCAAATACCGACACACCCTGTTCCGCAGAGCCATCAAGCTCAAAAGCCCGCAGATAGCGACGCTTTAAACGCCACCGACCATTATCTTGATGGTCTTTTACCCATACCCACCAAATCTCATCAGGCTCAATCAGCGTCATGGCCAGTAGATTGATGTATTTAAGTCTTTCAGCCTTTTTAGCACTAGACAGCCACTTAAAATCTCCCTTTCCATCTTGAAATAGCGCCTTAGTTACTGCCAACGTACTTCCCGCTGCATCGGTAAATGCTGCGCCTTGTTCCATAGTTGCCCCGAAGACTTCCAAAAAGTCTTGCACAGCCACTTCCGGCGCCGTATCGGCGGGCAACAGGATATGAGCTGGTACTTTAGTGGGCTTGGGCGGTAGTGGCGGGTTAAAACCCGTTGGCCACGGCTCGCCACGTTGTTTTAGCACCGCATCGTAACCCTGCAAAGGCGGCACAGTATGGGGTTCAAGAAAAGCTTTGCCAGGATTATAGGCAAAGCCTGGGTCAATACCCTTAGGCACCGACACTGTGCGCGGATTACTGCCGTTTTTACCGATAACTTTCTCCTCCATTTCGATAGGAGGTGATTGATCGGGACCGGACAGGCCTTTTTTCTCCCATTTCTGTCTTGCCTCGAATTCAGAGAGAGAATGTACCCTGCATTTGCAGCCCCAACCGTTCTGTGGGTAATGACTATTCCACCACTCGTCGTCCGCAGGTAAAATCAGGCTATCCCAGGCTTTATGTTCCAGGCGCGGATGCTCAATACTGGTGTGGTCATATTCCCAGAATGGCCGCAGATGTTTCACCGCCATCATCTGCTGGTAACGCCCGGCGTTATAGGACTGAGTAATGTTGGTATCGTAGATTATCCGACTGCGCCACCCTGGAGAGCCATTGTAAGACCAGCCATGCTTTGTAGCGATATCCTGAAAGCTCTGCTTAAACTCATCGTAGCCGCCGCCAGACCACTTGGCCTTGACTATGGCATTATAGAAATCCTCAACTAGCGCGTCATGGGTTGCACCCGCCACCACAAAGGCATGACTGTGCTGCTCCTGCCAAATATCAGCCCAGCCTGATGTAGGCAGCTTGATTTTTTTCTTGAAAAAAGCAATCGCCTCAGAAAACGGCAGTTGCGTGTCGGGATATTTAGAATCTGTCACTGAGACAGCCCCCCCACTAACCAGCTAATAACTAACAGGCAAGCAGACAAAACCCCTAATGTATTTAAGACAAGAGCCTTCAGCGACGCAAGTCGGCCTGCCGGTGAGTTCGACTTAAGCATCACTCCGTCCCGCCAAATTCGCCGCCGCCATCCCCAATGCCACCGAGTCCGCCCAGGCGGAATTATTGATGTTAAGCGCCTCCATACCGGCAATAGCCTCATCAAACGAACCGGCCTCAGCCACAAGCGCGGCAATCTGTTGAATCAGCGCTTCTTCATGCGACACACACAATGCCGCCAATTGCGCACTATACGCACTGGCGATATCGGTTTGATCATTGCCTTTTGCAGCGGCCGCCAAGGCAGTTAACTTCACCAGCGCTGCATTGGCCGCTGGAACCGCATCCGTTTTACCGGAAGCCACCAACAGCTTACTTTTTTTCCCTGCACGTGGAATCTGCAAAGCCTGATGAGCAAAATCCACATCAATCTCCATGCCCATGCTCGCGCCCTTTTCCAGCAGGTCAACCATAGCTTTCTGATCTACAGGCTCGGCAGTATCGTATTTAAAGGCAGGTATCCGGTTTTCAGGGAACATGCCATTGATAAGCACAATAGGCATGATCAACTGACTATTCATCGTTGGTTCAATCTGCCGCACATCGTGCAGCATGATTTCACGCCGCACCTTGTCATGGATCAAGCCCAGCGCATTAGTACTGGATTTACCATCCGCCTGACTGGTCAGCGTACCGCCTAGAATTGACACTGACTGCTTCCGTTCCCAGTATTCAACGCCACTCAAAAAGTCTTTTACATTACCGCCCTTGGCCTCGATAAAATCAATAGCCATCGTTGATGGCACCACGCCCGCGCCATCGTTGCCAATATTGCGCACCGCTCGTAGTAACGCATCGCGCTCCGTCTTGCCGATTCCGGCTGGATACTTACCTAACCGCAACGGTAGGCCGTACATCTCCAAAAACCGCTGCATATCGCGAATATTGTACGCCTTGTACGCATACGTCCACGCCAACACCCTAAACAGCGCGGCTTGTTCGATATATCCGGACTTGGCCCGATGCTCATGCACCACCCATCCCCATTGCCGCAACGGTTCAGGCATGCCGTTTTTCAACAGCATCAACTCACCGCTATCGCGATTGATTTGAAAATTCCGTTGCGGCTCCCAGTTTAGCGCCTTCGGCACCCACTCATTGCCGGTTTGCCAGTCGATTTCCAGCGCGGCTATCCCTTTACCAATAGCATCGGTAATATCGTATTGAGCATCTTCAAACCTGGGGATCTTGATCAGCATATCGGACAGCTCCTTAGTTCGATCGAGCTCCGACTGGTTAGCATCATCTAGTGGATGCAATTGCCAACCCAGACCGGTTACAGACCGCCGCCGCTTGCCCAGCTCACCGAAAATGTGCGCGTCTTGCTCCTCAATCAGCTCAAACAGAGCCGCCTGATCGGTGATATAGCCCTGGTCTGCCTGAGCAAACGCCGCCGCCAGCCGAGACGGATCCAGCGTATTAACCGAGGCATAATTCAGCGCCGTGCTTTGCGTAGATCTCGGCCCTACCTGCAACGTATCCAACCCCGGCGTAACGGGCTTTTTTGATTTTTTAGCCATTAGCAAGAAACCCCTCATCTAAAAAGCCGCTCATCCAATCCAGCGCCTCATCACTACCCACCCCATAAGGGCAGTCTGCATCGGTCATGCCCTGAAGCACCGCATCCTGGCCCTCAATAAACTCATCAGATTTAATCGTCATCCCAATCATCCTCATCCTGTCTTTGTCGGCTGTATGACCGCCGTTGATTACGGTTGCCGCCTGCCGATGTGTATCCCCATTCGCCGCCGAACTGGGTCGCAATATTGCGCAGCATCTCCAGTGCATCCGGGCCGTCGTCGTGATCGGCTTCCGGCCAGAACTTCAACTGCTCAATCATCGTTTTTTGGTTGTGGTGCAGCCGGATCAAGGCATTATTGACGTGAGGCTGCAAACTAATGATGCGCAACGCCTTGTCACTGTCCGGCACCACCGGAACCCCAGGAAAAGCCACGCCACGCGCCGCAGATTGCTTTAAAATCTCAGTGAACAAAAAATACTGGAATTGCACAGTTTCAACCGCCCAGGCAATACAACCGTATTCGATTTGAAAATCGATAGCCCTGCTGATAATCAAATCAGGCACCCGGCGGCAAATGTCCGCCTCGACCACATCAAGCACCAATGTCTTCCTGTTAAACCCGCCCACCAAAATCGCTGAAGGATCGCCTTTACTGGCCTTTTTGCCTAAACTGGGATCGATAGCGCCAAAAAACAGCCATTCATCCAACCGGTTAACCCAAAACTGAATGTTTTTAAACGGCGCATTGTCATCATTACCCGCCTCGTTTTGTTGTTCCTGACTGAATGCATCGTGATCGGTAGCCCGCATACACATCAACCGATACAACGGCCTCACATCCGGCCAGCTGAGTTCGGCACCCTGATCCATCGCAGCTTTATTTTCCTGATAAAACACCAACGCCTCATCTTCAGCCGCTGCCTTTTCGTCATCATCGCCGCCCCGTATATAGATGGCCTCCCACCGATCCCACAGCGCCATATTGTCCGGCCAGCGCATGATCGAGCGAAAAACCCGACGCCGCCAGCCAGGAGCACGGCTGACCCGGTTAATCGCCGCGTCGTAATGCAGGCTGGTACCGACCCAAAACACATCCATGCCACCGGCCGGAGGAGCCAAACCCAGCACCGCGCTCAACACATACTTTTGGGTTTTATCGCGCTGCGCCTTTTGCTTTACCTGCTCATCGTTCTCTAAATCGTCCAGGAAGATCAGATCGGGCCGATAAGGGCCGTGCTTCATACCCCGTATTTTCTTGCCGGTACCGCCGATACGAATCTTGGTATTGTTGGCCGTGATCGCCATAGTGGCCTGCCAAACGCGGCCCTGACCGCAAGCCTCGGGAAAGTCCTGCGCCAGGCGCGGATTAGTGTCCAGTTCCGCCTTGATCGACTCCAGCATCTCGGCGGCCTGTTCCTCGGTATTCATAATGATGCCGATCATATGCTTGCGACCGGTCACAATGCACCACAAACTACCCAGCTGGGTTTCGTAAGTCGATTTAGCCTCACCGCGCGGAGCCTGATGCACTTCGCGGCCATCCGTCGGGCCGTCGATCACTTCCGGCAAGCGCTTAAACAAAAACCGCTGAAACAGCGAAAAAAACGCCGTCGGTACATAGTGCGGGAAATAGGTTTGGCAAAAGAACTGATAATCATGCCATGCCCGTTCACGCCGTTCTTTACTGGCCGCTGGATCGGTAGCAAACGCCTCGCACTCCAGCTCAATCTGATTGCGGATTTCCTCGCCCAGTTTGGCCAGCTCGCGCTCAAACTCCTTCCAGGAGCGTATTTCCTGAATATCATCCATAACGCTTCCCCAAAATCGCCCCAATATCCTCCAGGTGCGGCTGTAGTGCCCGCAATGCCCCAGGGTCGTTTGCACGTAAATAATCGGCAATCGTCTTTAACGCATCCAGTGAAACCGACAAACCGGAAAAAGCCGGATTAATCCGCGCAAACGCCTTGGCAAACTTAGCGTTAGCATCAGACAGCTGAGCCATCAGCCCGACCTTACTTGCCGCCGGAATTGCCGCCGCATCCAGTTCGCGTAACGTAGTAATCATCTGCCGGGAAAAATCCTCAACCATCTGTTGATTAAGATCATCTATGCCCGCGTCACTGATGCGATAGGCGGCACGCGCGGTATCCCAGTCGTCACCCTTAGCTTTGGCCTTGGTTTTCCAGTCCCGCGCCGTGTCGTAGCTAACGCCGCAACTTAAAGCGGCGCCATTGAGCGGCAGGCCCTCAATATAAAGCCGCCGCAACTTGTCGCGGACATCTTGAGAATGCGCCATTACAATTTCTTCATCAGCTCAACGGCCGCAGTGATTAATCCTGCGGACGCACCACCACCCACAAAGCTATACTTGGCGATTTCCTTGATGATGCTCTTGTCTTCTTTCTCCAAGTCGGACACCCGCGTATCCACGCCATCAATGCGCTTATTGATAACCTCGCCCTGTTCGGCGATGCGCCTAACCAAACTTTCTTCCATGCGGTTCATGCGCTCCGTGTTTGCGCCATCCAGGCGGCGGATATCCTCCTTAATGTCTTCCATCCGCGTGGTCAGGCTTTGGTGCATTGTCTCTACAGAGCCGGTCAGCAGACCTAGGCTGTGCATAATATTGGCGGAATCCCCGTTACTCTCACTCATGTTGTGCATCCTTTAGTATTTCAAAATCGATTAAAGCGCCTAATCGTGCCCGACAGGTTTCGTATTGACCTTTGGCGGAACCGATCCAGTCTGCGACGTCGGTATCGGTGGCAACGGCGGCATCTTCTGCAGCAGATGAGCCGGTGGTTTGGGGCACGGCGCCGCTATCATGGTCGGTGTTGTTGAGCAGGCGGACAGCAGCGCCATTAAGACAAGCGCGGCCAGTCGTAACTTTAGAAAGGGCATGAGAAAGCTCCTTGGTTTTTTGGATTAAATGGGATTCGGTCTGCGCCAGTCGATCAGACAGCGTATCGCCAAGCGCCTGGGCAGCTGTAAACCGTTCACAGTACACTTTTTCAGCGACTGCTTTTTCGGTGGCATGGTCGCCCTCCATCTTCGCAATCTGCTTACCTAACACGGCGTCAGTCACAAACCAGCTAGCGCCGGAACCAGCAGAAAATGCGATAAGTGCAACAATGATTAATGAGTTCATACGTCACCTTGCTCTGGATTGGGTTTAGGTAATACTTTATTGACTGAATAACCTTTTGCCACAGAGTTCTTCAGCATAGTTGTAAACGCTTTCACTGCCTCTGGATCGCGTAGTACACGGCTGATCATGTACCCAGGTATGCCCAAGTCGGCGGCTAGCCGCTGCTCAATGCATGCTCCTTTAGAGACACTCCATCCCGGCAAAAACACCACACAATCACAGCTCAGTAACTGCGTAATAGCCAACCGCATATAGCCCGCCCAACTGCAGCAAGCCGGTGTGGTATTCTCAGCAGGATTTTCAACATCAAAGCCTAGCGTCCGCAGGTGTGCCGCAGCCGAATTAAACGCCGGATAGTTTTCATCCGGCAGGCCTGACATAGGCCCCGCCAAATAAATGCGAGTCATGGCGACACCCCCAAACCCCAGCCGAGGTACAGCGGCTGTAAGCGGGTAAGAATGCGTTGCGGATAACCCAGATTTTCCGGGCAGTGCTGCTTGCTGCGGCGGGCTGTACCGCAAGCGATATCCACCGCCTCGCGCTGCACAGACCCGGCTACTTTGGCTTCCTGTTGCCAATGCCCCAAGCCGCCGTTATAGCCACGCAAAGCCGCCCACAGCTTGTCATAATCAGAGCTACCGGCTACCCGCTCAAACAGCCAGCGGTCATAGCCCACCAGCGCCCGCATTGCCCAGATCGGGTTGCTGGGCTGGCAGTCAATAGCCGACGTACCGGTCTTGGCACACCACCACTTTGCCGTGTCCGGCATAAATTGCGTCATACCCAGCGCACCCACCCGAGACACCGCTTGCGGGTTCCAACCGCTTTCCTGGTGAATCTGTGCGGCAAATGCCGCAACCGGTGCATCCAGCCCCCATGCCGCATGAGCGGTGCGCGTCAGATCGGCACGGTATTTGATGGCGGCACGGGGGATTACCTGAGCAGCTGCGGGGGGAGCAAAGCAGACTCCCACTACCACCATAAGCACCACTATTAGGAACCCACTGAAATACTCCAGCCTATGCCCTTTCAAGGATCGCAGCCAAAGCCCTTGCATTTAAGCCCCCAGCCCAATCGCCAGCATCGCCGCTGCCACGATAATCGCCCGGCGCAGCATCGCGGCGGCAAACACGAGATGAAAGCCGGCATTAACCCGGTAATCGGCGTCTTCATGGTCGCCCTGGTGCGGGGTATATCGGTTCTCCGTGGCGTGCGCCAAATACCCATCAGGCCGCGCATAAGGAAACAGCGACCGATCCAGCCAGTAGCCGATCACACCCGCCATCGACACCAGCGACAACTTGTAAAGACTAACGCCCAGTTGCTGCGGATACAGCACGGCGACCACGACCAACAGCAACACACTGATGACCAACCAAAGGGAAAGACGCGGTAATTTCATAGCAAGCTCCAAACAGTTAAGTAAAACGAAAGGTTAGAGCTTACGCGAGCGCGCGAGGCTTGTTCAGGCTGGAAACATTTCCAGAGGTGAGGTGGCCGATGGGTTGACGTAGAGTACGCAAAAGTCAATTAACCACCGGCATTGGAATGGGCAGACTACGCAAAATCAACATTAAACAGGGCGAGACATTCGGCGTTGACGGGCAATACCTTGAAGAGGATGGCATTACGCCTAAGTCGCTGATTGGCGTGACGCTAAAAAGTCAAGTGAGAACAGAATCCGATGCGTTAGTCGCGACGTTAACCGTCTCGACGCTGGACGCAGCAGCGGGCAGCTACCGTATCACCGCCGATAACGGTACGCAGACCTGGCCGGTTGGTCAGTTATTTTGGGATATAAAAGCATCGTCCGGATCGATTGATAGGGTCAGCGAGACGATTGCCATTGCTGTTGAAAGGAGCCACACCCAAATATGAGTCGGCACCGGTTTACAATTCCGCCCTCCTCAACCATAAAAATCGAGGGTAGCGGCAATACCGTAATGGTTAAGGCATTTACAGCGTCGCCCGGCGAGCCTGGCGCCAGCGCCTATCAAATCGAAGTCGCACACGGCTATGGCGGCAGCGAGGCTGAGTGGATAGCCGATCAGCCGGCATTTTTTAATGTTGATTTAGTTACTATTTATAACACAAGCAAGGAGATTATTTAATGACACTACAAGCAAGATTAACCGAGCTAGCGCAAGTTATCGGCTTAGACATCAAAACGCTTAATACCCTCATTGGCCCGATAGGCGGCCTCAATACTAACGATAGGAGCAATTTAGTCGCTGCCATAAACAACGTCCTTAGCCTTGTTGGCGCAATCGATATAACCGATGTAATCGACGATCTGGCGATGTCGAGTATTACCAATAAAACCTACTCAGCGCAAAAAATTACTAATTTAGTTGAAGCGGCTAAAGCGGCCTTAGTCGATTCGTCGCCGACAACGTTAAACACGCTAAATGAGTTGGCTAGCGCATTAGCCAATGACCCTAATTTTGCAACCACGATCGCCACAGCATTAGGCAATCGAGTCAGGATTGATGCAGCGCAGGTATTTACAGCAGTGCAGCAGTTACAGGCGCGCATCAACATCAATGCAGCCGGCGCCTCTGATTTAGAGGCGCTGAACAACGCATTGGGCACTATCGATACTGATTGGGTCGCAGCCTATACGGCAGCTAAATCATGACATTAACACAACGGCTTATCTTGCTGATACAGGCGATAGCCGGCGACATTGCCGCATTGGAGTCACGCCCCACCTACATTCCGGTTTTATTAAGAAACGGAACAACAATTAACGTATCGGTGACCCATAATCGGCTACCGGTTTTATTAAGAGACGGAACAACCGTCAACATATCAGCGTATTGAGGACTCTATGATAAAACAACCCTTGGTTATATCAGGCACAAACATCCACGAATTAAGCGCGGGAGATTACTTAGCGGGAATGCTCGGAGAGTTACGGACCTATAGCGGTATGGATACGCCGCATGGGTGGCTGACCTGCATGGGGCAGACGCTGGCTATCAGCAACTATCCCGAACTGTTCGGCGTCATCGGATCGCAATTTGGTGGCGAC